CTGATCGAGGCTGAGGATGCCAACTGATGGCGGTTCCGAGCTACACGACAGACTTGACCGACATCACGACCGCAGAATCGACCACAGGCTGGTCGGCCTACGGCGGCGGTGCGTCTGGCCTGGCGCAAAACCCAGACTCATCAATGCAGGGCGTCTACGGCGTCGGCAAACAGATCACGGCTGCGGATAAAGGGCAGTATTTCGACAACGGGAGCACGATCACACTGGGATCGGGCGACCACATTTTTCAGTGGCTCTTCTGTACGACGCCAGGCTTGACCGACCTCATCGCCAACAAGGGCGTGAGCATATTGGTCGGCACATCCGGCTCGGCCTATTGCCAGTATCACGTGGAAGGGTCCGACACTTACGGCGCGGCCGGGCGCGTGGGGAAATGTTACCCGATAGACTATTCGGTGCGCTCAACCAACGGATCGGCACCCTATAGAACGGCGACGGGAAGCCCTGGCGCTTCCCCGCAAGTGTTCGGCGGCGGACTGAAAACCACCGCCAGCGTCAAGGGCGAGAATTGTGTGATCGACGCTTCGCGCTACGGCACGGGCGTTTTTATGACCGCTGGCGAGCTGACCTCAGCGGGCGACGGCACAGACAACCCTTGCAATTTTGACGGCCTTGCAACGGTCAACGACTACAACGACGGCACGAACGGATACAATCGCTGGGGCGTTTTCTCCAAGGTTGGCGGCGGCTACGAGCTGCAAGGCGTCTGCGCTATCGGATACAACAATGCGGGCACTGAAACCTTGGCCCGCTTCGAAGACAGCGACCGCACGATTTCGCTGGTTGACACGATCCATGCGGCGTCCAATTTCACTCAGTTTCTCATTGGGCACGCCAGCACCGTCTGCAACTGGACCAACATCAACATTTCAGCGTTAGGCAGCACAAATCGCGGCCTTATCGCCGTGGCAGCCAATGACCCCACGTTTACGGTCAACGGTGGCACGTGGACCGGAATGGGCACCATCGTCCTGCGTTCCAATTCGACGTTGACCGGCGTCACCTTGCGCCAGACCGACCAGATCACGCAGAACGGCGCGACGTTGGATACTTGCACGGTAGACCGCAACACCAACGCGACCGCAATGGTGGTCGATGACGTGAGCCTGGTAACGGATTGCACGTTTATCAGCGACGGCACTGGGCACGCCGTCAACCTGGGCAACATCACAACAAACACGACGATCAACTGGGACAACTTCCTTCAAGGTTATGTGTCTGGCTCGACGGGCGATCCGGTGACGACGGGCACCAGCGGCAATGAAGCCATCCTGTGCAACGTATCGGCCAGTCAAAAGCTGACCATCAACGTGGGCTCTGGATATTCCATTCCGTCCGTCAAAAACGATGGAACGGGCACCGTTGCGGTGGTTGCCGGCCAGGTGACGCTGACCATTTTGGCGCAGGACGTAAACACCAAGGCGGTCATCCAAAATGCGCGTGTGTATGTGACTGCGGCTGCAGGCGGCGGCCTCACTGAGGGAACGGTGATCATCGACAAGGTTTTGACGAATGCCAGCGGGCTGGCGACCGATACGCGGTCTTACAGTGGAAACCAGCCCATCACGGGTGTTGTGCGTAAGGCGACCTCATCGCCACTCTACAAAGAGGCCCCGATTAGCGGCACCATCGACTCCGGTGTGGGGCTCTCGCTGACCATCAACATGATTCCCGACGAATAGAGGGCTTCCGCACATGGCTATTAACGCTGCAGACTGGTCTGTTGATAAGGACACGAAGATCATCGACTACATCGGCGATGATCACGTGCGTTTTGGCGGCACCACACCATCATATGCCACGGTGATCGAGTTCCACAGGTGGCTGCAGGATTTGGCGGACGACGCCACGTTTAGCGGAAACGATGAGATGGACATCACCATTTCGTCGCCGTCCGACCGCTCGACCGACAACATTATCACGCTCATCAATTCATGGACGATCACGGATACCGCTGCTGAGCACCTCTATGACGGCTCAATCATTATGAGCAACGGCGCAGTGATTTTCGATGGCATCGTCAACTTTGGTAACACCGCAAACATCCAGATCATCCAGAATGGCGCGGTGCTGGCCGACGACTGGTGGAACACCGCCTCCGACGGGCTCAACGGCAACACGGCGGCGGGTATTTCTCACCGCTTTATGATCAAGGTTCGTACCGCTGGCGCCGACATCGACGGCCGCCGGCTGATCGGCACGAGCCGCAACTTCAACAAGACCTTCTCCGAGTTCAAAATCAACGGCTCGACGCGCGGCAACAACGTGTTGGCGCTTTCCGAGACTGACGACCTCAACAACGCCACGGCGTCGGGCACGGTGGCCACGTGGTCGGATGTGACCAATGTGGAGGGCTATGCGTCTATTGACGCGGACGGCAACTCCACCCCGGAAAACTATTATTCCGATTGGGAGTACGGCTCGCGTTCGGTCAACGACGTTTACGAGCGCGCCAAGTATCTCACCCGCGAAGGTTCGGCCGAAACCATCTATGGTTTGAATGGCGAGCTGTTTAGAGGCATCACCCACGAAATCAACGTGGACACGCCCACCGGCACGTTCGCCGCTGTGGAGGCTGTGAGCTGGTCGGGTGGCACTGGCCAAATGCTGGCGATCAATTCGACCACGGCAGCCACCAAGATGTGGATTCAGCTTTTGACGGGCGTCGCGCCGACCGATGGCCAGGTCATTACCGGCGCATCGACCGCCACCGCCACCGTCAATGTCACCGTCACCGAGCGCAACATCGCCACGCCGTTTTTCGGCCAGTCTACCGGCTCAGCGATTATTGGCGCCTATGGCGTCGGCATCGGCGCCGACGATCTGACCGCTTCAGACAAGGTGACAGACCTCACCAACACGGTGCGCACCCCGCCCAACAATGTGAGCTTCACCGTGCTCGGCCTGGTGTCGGGCGAGGACCGGGTGTTGGTTGGGCCGCTGGGCTACCGTTTTGCGTATGACAACGAAGGCGGCACGCCGCCGTTTGTCGTGGGCGAGACGCTCACCTTTACCTCACCGGCCGGCACCGCCACGCTCATGGCGTTGCGCGATGACGGCACCACTGGCGAGATGATCATTTCCGAGCCGCTCACAGGTTCCGTGCCGGCCGACAATTCCACGATCAGCGGCGGCACCTCGGGCGCCACGGCGGACGTGGCAGGCACGCCAGTGGCCGATGTGGCTGTGCGTCAGTTCACACTGGCCACGGCGTTGACTGTCGATAACATCACGGCGGTGCAAATCAACACGACCATTCCGACCGATACGCCGACCAGCGGATACATTCGGGTGGCCGACAATAACGGCCTTTATCGCCGCTTGCATTATTCGTCATATACGGGCGACACGTTCACCATCGACACCACGGACGGCAACGAGGACTTCCTGGCCACCCCTGCGTCGGTAGGCGTCAACGTCTGGATCGCATACGTGGATGAGTTGGCGGCCAGTGCGCAGGCCTCGTTCACCGGCGTTTACAGTGCGGACAGAAACGTGTTCGTGCGTGTGCGCGATGGTGGCGCCAGCCCCATCAAGCCGTTCGAGACGACAGGCACGCTGGGCACAGCCGGCGGATCGGCCACAACAATCCGAAACGGTGACGAATAGGAGCGCGAATGTCTGAGCCGGGAGTAACGCTGACCCGATTGGTGGCAGTAGAACGAAACGCCGTGGCCGGGATACAGACGGCCAAGGCGGCGCATGAAACGGCGTCCGACGCTATGCAACGGCTGATGAAGGCGGAAGCCGAGGTTGCGGCGCTGAAAAACACGCTCACCGCGCTGCGCTCAGAGCTGGCCCTGATCAAGTATCAGGCCAGCGGGGCAGGTGGGCCGACCTCCTGAATGGGGTAGTCCATGGCAATATCGGTCAATTGGGATACGAGGGTGATAGCCGTACCCAAGGCCGACATGGCTTTGGTGCAGACCGTGCCCTTCGAAGTGCGCGAGCTGGACATTGATACGTTTCGGCTCGCGCTTCGAAATCTGGAAGACGACAACGAGGGAATGAGCTACCCCGCCACGCACGAAAACACGCAGCCCAAGTCTATCGGCGGCGTGACCTTGGCGCGCGTGTTCGAGATGATCAACTCCTACACCGTCACGTTCGAGGATGGCCAGTATGCCGTCAACATCGTGGGCGGCAACTCCAACATCGGTGACAAAGTCAACCTGAATCAAGTGCAAGTGCGCTCGGCGAATTCGGCCGGCCTGGTGCAAATCATCTCAGGTTCAGGCCTTTCACCCGAGCAGGACCAGCGCTTGGCCGACGTTGAAACACGAGTTAACGCGCTGCCCGACGCGCCGACGATTGTCGATGCGGTGTGGGGGGCGGATATTACCAACTACGTGACAGCGGGCACCATGGGCGAACGCCTGGCGGCCGAGATCGCCATGACGGCCGACCTCTACGACATCCAAGGCCTCAACCCGGCTAAGCCGATGACGGTGACAACCACCCAGCGCACTGCTGGGACGATTGATTTGGCAATAACGGGCGACGGCGTCACAACATCGACAGTGACACGCCAATGAGCGTGAGCCCGTTGCAAGTTGTATCCGACGGGTATCTTTATCCCGGCTCGTTTCGAGTGCTGGGCATTGCTGCATCAGGCTACCTGCAAGGCGCTGCGCTGGGCGATCCGATTATATCGCCGCTGGTGCTGGAAGCCGAATACATCGGGCCGCGCTCCTATGCTGGCCTGGATGATGATGTTGTGGTCGAAGCTCTGCGTATCGGCGTGCGCGCCAACGGGGCAAGCCTGCGCGAGATCGTGGCGCAAGTGGAGCGGCTGGACGTTCGCGCGTTCGAGGCCCTGCAAAGCGGCCAGGTTGTCGCTGTGGCGGTCAAAAGAGGTTCAAGGGTACTGGAGGCCACCTTGGCCGTGGAAGGCGCACACGACGCTGCCACGGCTGTGCGTGCGTTTGAGGGAACGCAGGCGGGTGGAACGGTCGGCGAAGCTGAGCGCATAGCGCTGAGGGACTACGAGGGGAACGCCTGATGGCGAAGCTAGTCAACATCGCCGACTACGTGAGCGGCGACACCCTGGTGATGACGTTCACCGTAAAGGACGCACAGGGTGTCGCCGTCGATCTGACCAGCGCATCAGGCGAATGGGTGATTTTGGAGCGCTCCGAGAATCGCGTCGCGCCGCCAGTCGAAAAGCTGAGCCTCCTATCAACCGGCGGATCACCCAAAGTCACGTTTCCCAACCCCACGGGAGGGGTGTGCCAGGTGCGTTTGGAGGCCGGAGTGTTCCCGCTCTACGGGGAATTCGAACACCAGCTCAAAATTACGATAGCAGGCGACATCGAGACGGTGGCGCGGGGGCGGTTCCACGCGCTGCAGAGCGTTTAAGGGAGCAACAATGACCGAAGCACGCCGCGATGCGGCTACCTACCCCATCGACACCATCGCCAAACTTCTGGAGCTGACGCCACGACGGATCAACCAGCTTGTAAACGACGGTATTCTGCCGAGGCCTGTCGCTCGCGGCCGATACGAGCTTGTGGGCTGCGTGCAGGGCTATATCCGCTTTTTGCGGGCCAAGAATATCAATGAAGACTTGGATGACGGCACGTCCGAAGTCGCGCACCGCAAGCGGTTGACCAAAGCCCGCGCGGACATTGCCGAAATGGAAGTGGAGCGCCTGGCCGGCACGCTGGTTGACGTGCTCTCGGTTGAAAACGCCTGGACGGCAGCGGGCACGCGGTTCCGGCAGAAAGTTTTGTCGATACCGCATAAGGCGGCGCCGGTTTTGGCAGCCGAGGAGGACATTGATACGTGCTGCGCCATTCTGGAAGAGCATGTGCACGATGCACTTAGGGAGCTAAGTAATCTCGATGTTGACGTTGACGGTGAAGAGCCAACTACAGAGGCCGATGCAGAGGCTTCTGAAATCAATATCTCCACCACCGAAACTCAGCATTAGTGCATGGGCTGACCGTTTTCGCCGTCTATCGAGCGAAGCCAGTGCCGAGCCTGGTCAATGGCGCACCAGCCGCGCCGAGTACCAGCGCGCGATCATGGATACGATTTCTGAGCCGGGTGTGCAGCGCGTGGTGTTGATGTGCTCGGCGCAGGTGGGAAAAACCGAAGTCGTCAACAACGTGGCAGGGTTCCATATCAGCCACGATCCGGCGCCGATCTTAGTGCTGCAGCCAACCGACACGATGGCCGAGACGTGGTCCAAAGATCGCCTGGCGCCGATGTTGCGCGATACGCCGGTGCTGCGCCAGCTCGTGTCTGATAGCAAGGCGCGCGACAGCGGCAACACGATTTCGCACAAGCGTTTTCCTGGGGGCCATTTGACCGTGGTTGGTGCCAATTCCCCGGCAAGCCTCGCATCAAGGCCGATCAGAATTGTGCTGGCGGATGAAGTCGATAGATACCCGAAATCTGCGGGCGCGGAAGGCGACCCGCTATCGCTCGCGATAAAAAGAACCACGACCTTTTGGAATCGCCGAATAGTGGAAGTGTCAACGCCCACGATCAAAGGCCACTCCCGCATCGAGATGGATTTTCTCGAAAGCGACCAGCGCCACTATCACGTCGCCTGCCCGCACTGCGACCACAAGCAGCGCATGGTGTGGGCCGGTGTGAAATGGCCGGAAGGCGAGCCAGAAAAGGCAGCTTATCATTGCTCAGAGTGTGGCACCGAGTGGACCGAATCCGACCGAATGCACGCCATCAAGCGCGGCGAGTGGGTGGTGACAAATGCGAACGGGCGTTTCCCCGGCTTTCATCTGTCCGAGCTTTATTCGCCCTGGTCATCCATCAAGCGCATGGTGGCCGATTTCCTGGCCGCACGTAAAAAGCCCGAGACACTGAAAACGTGGGTGAATACCTGCCTTGGCGAAACCTGGGAGGCAGAAAGCGAAAAAATAGATGAGCATCAGTTTTCTGATCGCCTGGAAGATTGGCCTAACGGTGCTCCGGTTGGCGTGCTGGTTGTTACTGCTGGCGTGGACGTGCAGGCAGATCGCCTCGAAATCGAAAAGTCGGTTGGGG